AGATAAGGTGTATTTTCTAAAGTTGCACCAGATACAGTAGCATGTAAATCATTACCAGAACTATCACCCCAGACCTTTTCTCCAGCACTAGAACCCATATATTCAGCTACTGCACCAGCTGGTCTAATAAAAAGATTATCTATATCTAGTGTTGTTGTTCCAACTGACATTAATTGAAAAGTATCACTTGTAGCTACAACAGTTTCAGTAAAAGTTCCATTTGCACTTCTTGTTGTTCCAGAATTACCAATAGATATTTTTACACCACCAGCAGAATAACCAGAAACAGTAAATGTAATGTTATACGCTTTTCCTATTGTAAGTAAACTAGCTTTATATAATGCTGTATTGTTTCCAGCACTTGACCACCTAGCAACTCCACTTGTTACAGTAATCCCAGTATCTTTTGAATAGTAATCATCTGCTGAAAAATCAGAGGCACTTCCAGTTACTAAAGAAGTCTGACTAGCACCTTTGTATTTAAATGGTACACTTGCACCAGAATAGTCATCTTTAACTTCTGTGGCTGTAAGTTCTTTATTCCAAACTCTTAAACATGAAACGCTACCTCTTCCATAAATGCTATCGGCATAATTAAGTATTCTTACCTCACTACTCTGATTTGGCATAGCTGTATAAGTACCAGAATCACTTAATGTCAATGCTTGAGAAACTCCATTTATATATAAAGTCATCCCAGCATTTGCACTTGCACCCCCTACACCATTATAAGTTGATGCAACATGAATCCATTGACCCTCATAAGCAGTTAATGTTGATGATGTACTTGCCACCTCAAAATTAGTACCATTATATATTTCTAATTTCAACTTGTCATCACTACTTACATTTAAAATGTATTCAAGAGTAGACCCGTAAACACCTTTGCTTATAAGTTTGAAATTCGTTGCATCTTCCATATATATCCATGCTGATATAGAAAATGGTAAATCAGAAGAACCATCACCGAAACTTAAAATATCACTATCTGCAATAGCAATTTCATCATTTACACCATCAAACCGATAGTAAGGCGAACTCATGGTATTTGCTACATGGTTAGGTACATTTTGAGCATGGACATAAGCTTGTGAATCTTGAGACATATAAACATCGGTAACATCTGCATTACCTAATGTTACTGAATTATCGCCTTGTGCAGTTACATCAGCACCAATAGCAGTCTGATTTGTTGCAGATGCAGATGAACCCGCAACACCTTTTCCTATAAAAGTATTAAATGTTCCAGTAGTAATATCATTAGTTCCAGTTGAGCCAGTTCTATATCCTAGAAAAGTGTTATAGTCTCCATCAGTTATTACACTACCACTCAAACTCCCCACAAGCGAGTTCTGAACACTTCCACTTGATGCACCTAAAGCAAGTCCACTTTGAAAACCAATAAGAACATTATCATCTCCATAAACATTAGCTTTACCAGATTCATGTCCTATATAACAGTTTTGTGTTGCACCAGAGCCAGAATTGTTACCAGCTAAATATCCAAAAATTGTTGTGTTATTAGCACCACCATCATTATTACTTAATGAAATGCGAGAGTTGGAGTCTAAAGACATAACAGCAGTTCCAGTTGAATCTGCTGGAACTCCATCTGCCGCATTTGAAACAATAAAAGACAATGCTCCATAAGCAGTACCACCATTCCCAACAGACCAATTTCTACTGCTTGAATTTGAATTTACATCTGTTAAAAATATTTTAGCCATTCCACCCCAAGTACCAGTATCTCCATGTATGTCGACTTTAGCATTTGGAGACGTAGTCCCAATTCCAACATTAGCATTATTATCAAAATGAACAACCTCTGCTGTTGAACTTGCAGATTGTCTTGATGTAAATGTTAATGAATCTGTATCTGCATTAAGTCCATAAGTAATTCTACCTTGCTTCCCAGCTAATTTTAATATTGCTGATGTTCCACTTGTTGAGCTAGGATTTGATATTACAAGATGAGAGTTGCTATCAGTATGCCAAGTAGATTGATTGCTAATATCTTTATAAAAATAAACAAAGCTATTGGGTGATGATCCAATTCCTACATTTCCACCATCTATAGTCATGACTGTTCCAAATGTACCAGCATTACTTGTTTTAAATTCAACTATTGAGTTTCTTGAACCATCTGTAATTGTATTAAATCCAGATAATAATGAAAAACTTGTTCTTTCTTGTGAATCCGTTAATAATCTATGAGATTGTCTAACTCTATTTGATGTATTTGCACTTTGGGTGCTTGTTAAATAAATTAATTCTGCTTCTGCTCCACTTCCAGCAATTTCAAGAGCCTTTGCTGGGTCGGTTACTCCTATACCAAGTGACCCATTTACATGAACTTTATCTGTTGCTAGTTTTAATGCAAATGTAGTTGTATTTTTTCCATCTTTAACATCTACTAAATTTGTTGTGTTACCCCCACCATCTCTATCTACATGAAGTAACTGTTCATAAGATGATGCTATTGATTGTCCTTCTAATGTTGCCATAATTTAATCCTTTCCATGATTATGCTTTCTAGTCTTATCCTAGAGGTTATTTAATCTATTAAGTTCCATTTTCTTTGCTCTAAATTCCATGATTGAAATGATGCTTCCCAGTTTGGGGATTCACCAGCAAAATCACCAATTAATCCAGCTAAACTTGATTGAGTTGATCCTACTGCTGTTGCAAATGCTAATTTTAAAGCAGAGTTTACTGAAAGATTGCTTGTTCCGGCTGTAGCGTTTCCCCATGCTCTTAACATACTATTTAATGAACCACTATAACCAGCAGCCTCTAATCCCAATCTCAAACAAGTATTAAAAGTTTTACCGCTTGAACTAACTCCAGCTAAATCTGCAAAATATTCTTTTAGTATTGTATTATTATTTAGTGCCATAGTTATCTATGGAAGGGGGTGGAATAAACCACCCCACAACCATTTTTTTAGTTATTATTGAACTTTATCTGTTAATTCAATGCCATAGGTATCTGCTAGTTCAACACTTCCGCTAAAGATACTACCAATGTAATCTGTCTTTAGTTTCTTTGCATCTCTTTCAACTTCAACCCTCATTAATTCACCAGCATAGGCAAATCCAATAGCCATTTTTGAAAAAACAGCACCCTTTGCAACATCGCTAGCTATAGCAACTTCTGGAGTAGTGTATATATCAACACCAGCCAAAGTTCCTAAAAATCCAGTTTTAAGCATATCATCTTGAGAAGAAGGTGATCCACCAAATTGATTAGATGTAACTAAATCATTTGATAATCCCAGAGTCCCGTATATCGCTTTAGGATTGTGACATAAGCTATATGGAGCGGGGGCTGCATTAGCTTGTAATGTTCCTAAAGCTGTAAAAATATGATCTACTTTTATTCCAGCACTTGAACCATCAACCGCTGTAGAAAAATTATCAAAGTTGGCTGCAATGCTCTTATCTACGAAAGCCGCCATAGCGTTTCCTACTAGCTGACCAGCAATTCCTGTAACGTCATTTGCATTTGATAGGACTGCTTCATCTGCTACCGGTACTCTAATTGAGGACATAGATAAGGTAACAGTTTTTTTAACAGAATCTAGTTGAGTTGCTCCAATATCACTAGAATCGCTTTGAGTGTGCGAAGCAATATCTGCACTTGTCACTACGTTTGATCCTAAGTTATAAACTGGAAAGGTTATTGTATCTGCTTTGTCTCTTTGTTCTACCATCACTAATGGTAATAATACATTTGCTTTTGAAAAGTGAATCATTGAATCTGCAAGAACTTCTTGCAACGATCCAGCAAAATTCCCTGTATCTCCGGCTGCCATAATTGACTCCTATTTTTTATTAAATATTCTATCCCATTGTTCTTGGCTAATATGAGAAAAAGATGAACGTATCTTAGAAGGTGTTTTATCTCTACCGACTGACAGAGCAAAGCCATCTTCAAAAGGAACTTCTTTACCATCTAACTGATACCTCATTCCCTCCATTGTATTAGAAGAAGTTACTCTTCCCTTTGTAGGATCTTCAAATCCATGCAAGTTAGTTGCTTGTTTAGGCTTGGTTAGCTCTAAAGGCATTTTTGATCCTATTGTAGATTGATTCATCTATTTTTCCCTTTTGGAAATCTCTTGCAGCATCTACAAGGTTTTTATACCCTTGTGTTTCTGCTGGTTGAGCGTTGCCAACTGATGGAACTGTTTTATTACTATTGCGAGTTATATGAGCCTCTAGAGCATTATTATCTAGTGATCCATATATCGCTTTATCTTCGTCGCTTAGTTTATCTAAAAGCATCTCTCTCTTTGTTTGCTCTTGTGCTTGATAGATTTCTAATTGAGATTTCATTTCATTTATCATCGTATCTTTCTTCACTGATTCTTCTCGAACCATACTAAGAGCAGATTCATATTCGCCTTTCGATTCCATCTCTTTTAGCTTTCTTTCTTCTGCTTCCTTCAACACTTGGTGTTTAAGAGCATCAAGTTCAGCTTTCATTGTATTTTTATCATCTATTACTTCCTTAAAGCGAGAATAAGGAACTTCATTGATGGGAGCATCTTTTACCTCTGGCTCTGGAGTTTGTTCTGTTTTTTCGTCTAGAACTTCTTGACTTTCTTCTATCATTTTAACCTCTTGTATGAGTTATCTTTTCCCTATCTTCAAAGTGATAGGTTTACTTGTTTCTTTTTCTAGATTCCTTTCTATGGTTCTATCTAGAAATCTTAGGGCATTTTTTCTATTCTTGTTTCTTAGTCCAAAAACATTATAGCCATGTCTTTTATTGCCTAAAACTTTTTTTCCCTGTAAAAAGGTGATTCTGGAAGAATTAGAGGTACTCTTAACTTGTACTTGTTTAAACATATCACCAGTTAAATGCAGATTTACCTTTGATACATCTTTGTTTAAAGAAATATCAGATAAATCGTACTTTGGGTGTTTACTTTCAAATTTTTCACCATTCTTTAAATCTAATCGGCTACCTAATCTTGTACCTCTACCAATTTTTGACTTACCTCTACCAAATCTTCTCATATCATTTTTTTTATACTTCTTATATTGATTTGATCTTAGCTTGGGTCTTTTGTCATCTTGCATTATACCTCTAAGGGCATCTTGTTTAATTGCACCTCTTACAAACTGCCCTACTTGATCCCATAACTTTGGGGTAAAATTCAATGCCCTATCTAATCTCATACTGGTACAAACTCATGTCTACAATTATACTTTCCACCTTCTGTAAAGGTGACTTTCTTTCCATCAATCGGAGTAAAGGCTTCTATCTCTGCAAATGTAAACCCCTTATTATTTTGAGGGTTATCTAATACTGCTCTGCATATATCTCTTACCTTATCATCATTTGCTCCGATATACTTAAATCTTTGTTGCTCATCTCCCTCAAATGCTTTTTGTGTTGCAGTTCTAAATAGTTTACTAACTGCATCATTTGTAGCTACTCTTGATTGTGCGATCCTAGCTGTTCCAGAAAATTCTGTTTCTATTCTTTCAGCAATACTGTTAATTGACTCGCCTGTAACTAATCCCCTAAAGACTTCTTTTTTTAATTGATTAGCTAATGCTTTATTTTCAGATACAATAGATTCTAGTTCTAAATCCATAATCAACTGCAAAGATTCTAAATTTAAATCACCAAGACTTACTCCAAACTGCCCAGCTTTCTTTAAGGTTGCCGCAACTTCTTTATTTATACCAGCTTCAAATTCTTTTGCGATATTATCATATCCTAATCTCTTAGCCTCTTGAAAGAAATCTAATGACTTAGACAACTCAATTAGTTGAGTTTCTGATAAGGTTTCTAATCTTGGAAGTAATCTATTCACCTTACTAACTAACTCTGTTTTGATCGCTGCAAGATCATCATAATATTTATCTACGAAACTACTCACCTAATAACCCATCTAATATGCTTTGAGGTTGTTGAGGCTGTTCTGTTACTTGCTCTACTATCTGCTCTTCTTCTATTTCTTCAAACTTTGATTCTAATTCTTCTTGAGTAATATCTGGATTAAAGAACTTATATAAATCTCTTTTAGTCATTAGGTTATTATCTAACATAAACTGGAGTTTGTCTTTCTCTTGATTCCATTCTAAAGGCATCTGGCTTTCTTCAAAATCAACAGCATAAGACTCATCAAAAACTCTGCCAGTATGTACCTCTAATATTCTTCTATCTATTTCATACCGCATTTCTTCAAACTCTTTAAATAATGGTATATCAGCCTCTCTAGCTTCTTCATTTTCTAAGTTCATAATCTTTAATGCTATTCCGGAAGGTGGGCTTGTGCCTTGTGCAAAGTTGATGCTTAAACTATGGTTCTGGGCTGTAATCGTTAAATATTCTTTAATACCTTGTATCATCGCTGGTATATTAGAAGGCGGAGCAATATATGAAAGGTTTGCCCCTTCTGGTAAACTGATTAAGCGATCTATTCCAAATTTGATATTAGGTATTTCTGTATCTATCCCGGTCATAACAGGCGATCCAGTTTGGTATCTAATCGCTAACATAATTTCTGTAAATGCAATACTAGAGTTAATTGCACATCTTACGACATCACTTGCAGAATAAGGGAACATGATACGAGAAATAGGATTAATGCCATAAATGTTAATCATCTCTGGATTACCCTCAACTTCTTTAATCTTTTCATCAGAGGTAAATATAAAATGTAATCCCGGTTCTCCATCTCTTTCTTCACTAAAGAAATAAAACTGCCTATTGCCTTGTGCATCTTTACCGATCTCATAAGAATAACCAAAAGGAAAAGTCTCCCCTTCATAATAGTATTCTTTTACATTAGGAAGTATATCATATTCTATACGCTGTTTTCTTTCGTTCCACTTACTTCTAACATGAATCATCCCTAAAGTCCAAGCTAACTCTGATGCTGTTCTAAGCGTACTATCTAAATGATAAGTAAACTCTAAGTATTCATCAGCCATTTCACCATTTATAAATCTTCTTGGTGGTCGCTTGTATAATAACATTCTACTTCTTGCAAATCTTGGCAATATCCTAAGAAATGTAGTGGGTATCTGGCTTAATGTATGACCGGGAAAGTAAGGCGATATGTGAGCATCTATATTTCTATTATAATAAAAATCAAGAGCAGTTTGTTTCTTTGCATACTCATCTTCTAAGACCATATCTTCTGCTTTTCTTACAGAATCCATTACTGCCATCTTTCCTAGATTTGGTATAGTTATTTTATCATGAAATTCCATCTTTAAATTCCTATGCTTACAGGGCTGCGATTAATTAAAGAATGTTTGTAAGCGATATAATATGAACAAGCATCAAGGAAATGGCTTCTTTTTTCGTCTCTTTTATCAATTCGCCCATCATTTGTTCTTTGAGTTTGTTCTAAATCTTTTATTAAGTTTGTACATTTTGGGTCTATTGTCATTCTGACTTTCCCATTTGCATCTTTCAACATTCTATTAAGAGCGTTCAGCCTATCTATAACAGAAGGATTTGCTTTCTTAGATATAACTCTAAATCCATTATCTCTTAATATTTGATGATCTGATCTGTTGCTTGTAGTTGATCTGGCTGATCCTGTTGCATCCGGATATACTGGTATATATGGGGCAACCTTCTTCATTTCGTTAGCCATCATTTGAGTATTAGAGTTTGGTAGTCTTATTTCATCAAAGAAGTGGATTGTTCCATCTGTATATTCACAAGCTAAACAAACTGACCCAAGTATATTAAAATCCATTGACCAGAAAATATTACTTGATATTTGTTCTGCTTTCTTTACATGGATTGATCTATCAAAGTTATACGCTGCCCTGTTGCCTGTCGTTTCAAACGAGGCTAAAAACTCTGTTTTAAAAGCCCTTTCATCCATCATTGATTTAGCTTTTTTTATTTCTTCTTCTGGTACAAATCCACCATCAAGCGTGGTATATTGCCATGACTTCCATTCTGGATCGTTGCTCTGTCCTTTTAAATAAGCATCGTATAAATGGTCGTACCCATTTGGTGTGCCTATAAATAAAGCATCTCCATTTGTAGTGGTTAACATAGGGTAGATTATTTCTTCCCATACATGAGGCTTTATATAACTATATTCTTCCATACACACCATATTTAAGCCAGCACCTCTGAGGTTATTTTCTTGCTCTGCCCCTTTAATTGCAATCTCTGCTCCATTAGGAAGTCTAACCAGTAATTCAGATTCATTAACTTGTGCATCATAATTTCTAAATACAGCCCTTAACAGTTTCCATGTTGTTGTCTTGCCTTGCCTGTAAGTAGGTGTAATTATCCATCTTCTTTCGTTCTGTTCTATCTTTCTTGTAAGCATCCATATTATACTTAAAAAAGATTTGCCAAATCTTCGACCAGCTACCAGAACTTTTCGCTTTGCTGGATGAGATAATACTTCTCTTCTTTTCTTGTCTACTGTCCAATTATCCAAATACTCTTTTCATCAAACTTTTGGGAACTTTCTTACCAGCTTTATATAATCGCTGCATCCTTGCCAAGTCTCTACCTCTCTGCGATCGTTTGCTCCCTTTAACGCCAGATAGATATTTTTTTGGCACACTCTTAAATCTTTTATCTTTTGCAACTCTTCTAACCTTCATCTTCGCTTTCGCTCTTTTCTTACTAAGTCCGGATCATGTTTAATTGCTTTTCTTCTTTTTACTATCTTTATAAATGAATTAACTCTAGCATTTGCCCAACTGCTTGGAGTTTGTCCGGGTCTTGTTCCAGAACCAACCGCTGCACCTAATCCCCTTCTATATACTTTTAATAATGATGAAGGCATAATTTTATTCTTTCTAGCTAGTCCTGTTAATCTTTTTCTTACTGCCGCTGATATACTAGCCATTAATCAATACTCATTATCTGGATCGGTTCTGTTTTATGAGTTACTTCCCTAGTCTCCCTAGACTTGCCTTCTAATCTTTCTACAATAAACTTAATACTATTTAAATCTCCTCTTTCTGCTAATTGAAAAAGTTTATTAACAATAATATCTCTTCTCTCTTTATCGCCTACCTTTGTAAAACTAAATTCTTTTATTAAATCAGTATATGCGTTTCTTCTTCCATTTGGATTACCAGATTGTCCTTTCTTCCATCTATTACCTATCTTATTGCCTTTTGCAAAATCTCCATTTGGTTTATGGTTCTGGCGTTTATTGAGCGTTTGTTTATCCATTTTCTACAAGCACCATTACTAAAGCTGTATTAATCTTATCCATTAAGTTTTTTACTTTACTGCTGTCCATTTCAAAGACATCAAATTCTAACCGCCAATTATGAGTAGTTTTTAAGTTCTTAATTCCTACAAGTTCAACATTTAGAGTATTCTCCATAATGTCCGGAACTTCATTGTTATTTGCTTTGCCGACAAAGCCTTGATCTTGTTCCATTCTATCGCACACCTATTAAATTAAATTGCGAGTAAGGGAGATCATCCCTCTATATATACAAAAAAGCCACTACAAAATAGTGGCTTAATTTCTTATAAGTTAAAGTATTGTTGGATTTAGTATACTACATAATCTGTTTTAAATTTAATGTCTTTTACTCTTCCATGTCTAAATTTAATAATATTATTAAATAGTTTTTCACCTAAAGAATAAATCATAGGATCAACAAAATCTAAAAACATTTTATGTATTTTTCCTTTAAATATTGGAAGTTTTATATATCTTTTAGCTTCGGTATCTAT